GCGGCTACGCCATCAACAGAAACAATAGTTAGGTCAGTACCCCAAGCCGTTTGGCCCCAAGCACCTGATCCCCAACCAATGTATTCTACTGAAGACGCCATTTAGGCACCTTACGGTGTCGCAATACGTACGATAGCGTTCGTAGCGTCTGCTGTTGGGAACTGCACTTGGAAGTCACCCGCTGTAGAAGTTTTATCTGCACCAAAATCCAACACAGCAACGGCAGGGTTAGTACCGCCCACTTTGTAGATCAAAGCGCCACGAGCCGTGATAGTAGCATCGGTCCATGTAGTGTCTGCGAAGTCTAAGAACGCTGTAGTGCCTGAAGAGGCTGGGTTAGCTGCGATAGTAAGAGTGTTACCCCCTGCCGTGTAGCCCGTACCTGACACCTCGTTCGTGACGCTGTACGCCGTCGTAGCGGCGCTTAAATCCGCTGCGCTAGTATACAAAGCGATTTTAAAAGTTTGTGATGTGTCACTGCTAAAATCCATCTCGCCGTCGAGTAGAGCGACTTTGAAGGATGTGCACATTGCCTGTGTAATTGCCATTTCTGTCTCCTTAACTTACTGGCACTCGGAACTGTCCCGAGCGGTATGCGTCTTCACGTAATTTGCCGTCTCCGAGACTCTTCAACAGCGTTATCGCCTGCAAGTACAACTTTTCGTACATTGCAACAATATCTGGTTCGCCCTTCATAAAGCGAATTGCTTCAATCAACGCACCGTTGAGTAGAGCAGAATCAAACTCGTCCCCAAGCCATGTAGTGCCAGCAGTAACGATTGATTGAGGATAGTATCCATAATGCAGCTCTGAGCTGTATGAAGAATCTGGGGTAGGCCCAACGATAAACGTGTTATCATCGAAGTATGCGTAGTGTTTAGGTAGCCCTGTATCCGTAGGATTAGGGTAGGCTTCACGCATGAAATTAACGTCTTTATTCAACAGAAAGTGGTACACGCCACTACCGTCAATGACGGCCAACGAATAGGACCACAGGAAGTCAGATGGCGTAGACAGGTATTTGTTGCTCGCTGTAAGCGTACCCGTCACGTTCCTACGAAGTGCAGGTATCTGCACCGTGTTGTATATTTTCTGTTCAGCCTGCTGTGTGAACATAGCGAGCTGGTCATCTGTAAAAGAGTTTTCACAGATGTCTTCGATGTTAGTTTTCAGCTCGGTATAGTTCATAGCTTACCCCATCGGCCCACGAGCCATAAGACCCTTTGTAGCTGCGCCTGTACCACGAACTTTAATGCCCGTGGTCTTCACACCCTTCATGTCGGGCTTCGGTGCGCCCTTAACAGGTTGAACACCTTTGGCCTTGATGACCTTGGGTTCTTTCATATCAAATACTTTCATCTCATCACTCCTATGATGTAGTTACCGTAACTTGGCCTATAACTCCAGTACCTACTAACGTGTTAGGTGAAAGGCCAAATGGATCGTTGCCGCCACCTACGGGGTTCCAACCCCACTGGATACCACGACTGCTAAAATCCCCAGAAGGACCAAGGCTTTGGTCTGGGCGCGGGTTCCGTATAGCTTGCGGATCGTTAACTGGATACTCCCCGAGACGTAACTGTGGTTGGTCGGGATTCCAGCATTCGGGGCAAGCCTTCACATTTGTGTCTCTACCCTTGACAAAAAGGTTACGTAGTTCCCGTAACTTGTACTGGAACCCACATACATCGCAGAGCGCGATAACCTTTTGAGAAGATGCGAACTGGTTGCTCATTAACGAATCCTAGCTATTCTAGGGACAAATCGTTCGGCTGTCTTCTCTCGGTCTTCCCCTGCGGCAAGTTCATACTGCTCATCGTACACAGCTTTTAGCATAGGAATACGGTCTACTAATTCAGGAACCTTCATGGCGATATGGTACGCCAGACCTGCAACGAGGCAGGGGAAGAACCGGAAGTTCATATCCGCAGTCTGTACACCGGACCCAGCGTCTTCCACACGGCGCATACGCCAGTAATACAGCACGTAGTCGTTGTTGTTTGGCACAGGCCATACATTTACATGCGGTGCGTCTCTTAACCGCTCTACGTACAACTGAATAGGACGACCTTGTGATAACTTGTTAGGTATAGTCGCGTACGTACTTACACTGATTCGGCTTATAGTAAGATCGGCTTGTGTACTCGCGTTACCATTGTTGGTACGTATTTGGTGTTCAAGCAGATCAATAGTATCGGCTGGTAAAGCGTACCTAGACGTACCGGATACTAAGTTAATTGTACCCGAATCAATCGTCCACATGTTGATACCGCGGTTTTGCCACTCGATTGTCATCAAGTTCATGGACCGTCTAGCGGTACGCAAGTCATAGCCAGACCGCATCTCACGGCCCGCGCGTTCCCATGCTTCTTCCGCAATCTCGGTGAAGTCCATATTGAACGCTGTAGTGCCTGATGTGGTCATAACAATCTCCTAAGTGTACAACGTAGCTTTACGTCTATCTTCCATGACCGCTCCACACCCACGAGCAATATCACGTTTGCGACGAGCTAGTCCGCCACTTGCTAGCTTGACTGTAGCAGCTTTTGTGTTTTTTACTACAGTCTTGCCTTTAGCGCCCTCGCTCTTCTTCTTTTTAGCCGTAGTGGCTCGTTGCGACTTACTTAAACTGTTCGCCTTACTTCGAGGTAAACATCTATCTGGGTTTTTCTTGTCTTTAGAAGTGCCGCACTCGCCCTTGATCTTCCCATCGGTACCGATGCGAACCCACTCTTGATCCCGCCACTTCTTCAGCTCACCCATTACGATTTCGCCTTCTTACCTTTGCTACCCTTAGCATAGTTTGGGTCTTTACAATACTTAGACGCGGCCATATTCGCATAGGCAGACGGGTAGGTGTCAAAAGTGCGTTTAGCCCACGACTTACCTTTTGCGCATATCTTCCCGCCTGATTTGTAATACCTACGCATTAGCGTATCTTACAAACTTTGCCGCCACGAGCCATGCCGTAGCCACGTACTTTGCCGCCAGACTTCATCTTCTTGACTTTACCACCAGACTTCTTACGCATGTCCTTGGGTGGAGCCATATACATTCTATCTCTGGATGATGGGACATTAGCTCTTCCGCCACCTTCCTCAAACATCCCCATTTCTTCAAGGGAGTCCTGATACTTACGATCTTCTTTCCTGTCACTCCGATTCATCAAAGCTGCAGTCAACGCTCTAATAGGAGTTACGCCGCCTTGTTCAATGATTGATCTATCAACCTTTTTATTTCTAGGACGCTTTGCCATATTACGCGCCTTTCATTGTTACCATTTTAGCTGCACGTACACCTTTTGAAGCCATGCCGCAGCCACGGACTTTGCCGCCTTTTTTGTAGCCTTTCTTCATCATGCCACCCTTGGCATAACCTTTTTTAGCCATACCGCCTTTTGCCATGTACCCCATGTTGTTGCGAACAGACTCAGGTAACTTCTTTAGTCCTACGTTATCTGCGTCTGGCTGCTTCAATTTACCACCAGCCTTATAGCCCTTCTTCATCATGCCGCCAGCCTTCATCATAGGCATCTCGTCTGCACGGCGTTTTGCGGCACGGTTGCCACGCTCAATCGCACCTGCTTCTTCAGGAGTAACCATGGTATTAGGGCGTGCTTTAGGCCGCATAGACGTCATAGGGGCGCTAGTAGCCGCTTTCTTTTTCTTCATCATGCCCGCGGGGCGTGCTTTAGGTCTCATCATTGTCGGTATCCTTATATAGGTTGTTAAATACGCGATTTGTATCCCAGACGTAATCCACGTCTTCTTTAGAACCATACGAGTGTTGGTTTGGCTTGAAGTCTGGGGCACCTTGGCCTGTTTCAAACCACGCAGGGTGCGTAACGCGAACCCGGTTATTTGGTAGTGCTACTATGTTACCTGTATACTCTCCGGCATCTAGCAATTCAAGCACGTGGCTTTGCTTATGCTGCGCTGGGTCGTCAGCCACTTCATTATCAGTGTAGTCTACGGTAAAATAATACTTGGCGGGGTAAAACTCGCCATCTACTTTAGCTATCCATGGCGCAGGAGACGCACGTTCTATCTTATACACACTATGAGTGTGAGACATGCAGTCCCAAGGTTGCGCTAGATACGGTGGCAACTCTGTAGGCCATTCTTCAAGGGGAGTGTCGGCGACAAGCGCCGTAAGCGGTAGACGTGCCCACATGGCCCCACCATGAACATTAGGTTCATCTGTGTCATCAGACTCACACCCAGTGAATATCACTTGGAAGCTCAACGTCCGATTAGGCATTGTGGTTACAGCGACGACCATGGCGTGTAAAAACTCTCCGTGATAACCCTCTAAATTTTTCGTATACTCCCTCCGCACCCATGCTTTGAAATACGGAATACTACTTGTTAGGTAAGGCATTAAGTTCCTTTTTTCGTTTTTTCGCTGCCGCCTTCTTACGCTGTTGCGATAGTTTAGAAGGAG